GCAGCAGCATCATAGAAGCCTGCTATTAGACACTGAGAGTCGTATGCTGCTGTAGCATTAGTAACTCCAGATCTTGTTAATCTGATTTGTGTACCGCCGGGTTCAACAAAACCGGACTTTGATATTGGTGAAGCAAGACGTGCACCCTTCGCAATTGAACGGAAGATAAGTCTGTCATACTTCTGAGCAAGAGCATATCCAATCTTCTTAGATATTTCTCCTCTCAATTCATAGTGTGCTAGTGTTTCATCTAGCTCATATACGAAAGCTGAACTGATTAATAGGTCGTCGCATGTTATGGTTTTTTCAGCTACTGGAGGTGCAGAATCGCTGTTACCCATGATGCTATTTCCCGGTGTATGGAACTCAGCTTTTGTGTGTCCAGTGTAGATAAACTGTAAAGATTTTCCATTCTTAAGAGTTCTCTTCATAACGAGATCTCTTGCGATTGCATTGTGCTGGAAGCCTTTAAACATTTCTCCACTAAACAATTTAAGGTAGAGTGCTCTAGCGTCGCCTGTACTGTTTGACTGACCCGGACGGGTTAGTTGGGCTAACTGAGAAGCACCTGAATTTTGTTGTGCCATTGTTTATGGTTAAATTTAAGGGTATATTGTATCGTTCCTAACGTTAGAATTATGCGAGTCTTAATTGGACTCATTGAGATTTGTGGTCTTTTCCCACCGTCGACGGCATAAAGGTATCCTCCTTAGAGGGCTTTAGCCAAATTGAGTAGGGAGGAATCGCACCTCCCCTATGGTCAAACTACTTGACTACTCTTGTGTAAGACACGCCACGATATACGAAAGTAACTTTCATTGCTATCTCCATATACCTAGACCCCGTTCCATGCCTAGGATTCATGCGTCCCCGAAGGGATGAACGGACGTGGCTGCCAGTGTCGAGTGACACCGGAAATGATAAAGATATTAGTTATTAGTGTTATCAGAGTCAGAAAGTTCTTTATCAGTTTCTTTCTTTTTTTTCTCTTCTTCATAAAAGCCATACCGGGTGACGCCTGCTTTACCGAAGCAACCTCCTTCAGATTGTTGTGACATTATCCTATTGTAGGTGCAGTCAAAGCAACTGATGTTGACTCAGTAGAAGCCAAGTCAAGTGGGAAGTTGTGAGCGTTACGCTCGTGCATTACCTCAAATCCAAGGTTAGCTCTGTTCAGAACATCAGCCCATGTTGGGATAACCTTTCCATTGACATCAACTACTGACTGGTTAAAGTTAAAACCGTTAAGGTTGAAAGCCATAGTGCAGATTCCCATGGAGGTAAGCCATATGCCAACCACTGGGAAAGTAGCAAGAAAGAAATGTAAAGAACGAGAATTATTGAAAGAAGCATATTGAAAAATTAGTCTCCCAAAGTACCCGTGTGCAGCGACGATATTATATGTCTCTTCATCCTGCCCGAACTTATAGCCATAGTTCTGCGATACGTCCTCTGTTGTCTCTTTAATGATAGAGGAAGTAACAAGACTTCCGTGCATAGCAGAGAAAAGAGCTCCACCGAATACCCCAGCAACACCGAGCATGTGGAACGGGTGCATAAGGATATTGTGTTCTGCTTGGAATACGAACATGAAGTTAAAAGTACCAGAAATACCAAGAGGCATACCATCACTAAAACTCCCTTGTCCGAAAGGGTAAACTAAGAATACTGCTAGAGCTGCTGAGACTGGAGCTGTGTATGCCACAAATATCCAAGGTCTCATACCTAGTCTGTATGATAGTTCCCATTGTCTGCCTGCGTAAGCAAGCACGCCTATCAAAAAATGAAAGACGATAAGTTGATATGGTCCACCGTTATATAGCCACTCGTCCAGTGTGCCGGCTTCCCAGATTGGGTAGAAATGTAGTCCGATTGCGTTAGAGCTAGGAACGACTGCTCCCGATATAATATTGTTTCCGTATATTAACGAGCCGGAAACTGGCTCACGTATGCCATCTATATCAACAGGCGGTGCTGCGATAAAGGCGAGTATAAAACATGTAGAAGCTGCTAGTAAACATGGAATCATTAGCACACCAAACCAGCCTACGTATAGACGGTTCTCTGTGCTAGTGACCCAATTACAAAACTTCTCCCAATTGGTAGTAGTGTCTCTTTGTAGTGAGATTGCTGCCATGTGATTAGCTTGAATGTATGTTGTCGCATTCCTCTTCGACTTTAGAGAGGAAAAATTGGATGACTTTATATTTTTCCCTCATAGGAAGATTTGCATCCAAGAGTACTTTGTGTCTTGCTTGCACAAAATCAAAGCAACTCATCTTCCATTTATATGGGGAAATTTGCCTCGGCTTAGAATACGCCGGGGATAATCTGACCAGTGGTGACATAAGCACCGACAGCAGCAACAAAACCAAGCATCGCTGCCCAGCCGTTAAAACGTTCTGCTTCATGTGTAAAGATTGGGTTGGTGTTGTGGTGTGACATTTCGATTAATTGAATAGGTGGTTCGTAAGGATACTCGTTTTCGAGTAGGGTGTCTAGATCTCTTGTTTTCATAATTAGAACTGAAGATCTGATTGGTCTAGTCTTCTGAGAACATCATCTCTGTATGCCTCATCTGTATCATAGCGTGGATCTCCCATTGCTGCGACAAGTTCGGCTTGAGATCTAAAACTATTTCCGGAAGATGATGGAGCTTTGCCTTGTATCATACGTCCTTCGTAGCCATTTGACTCATTGTATGCGGATTGAAGTCCTTGAAAAGCTATGTTAATAGCTGCTGGATTTCCAGAATCAACTACTGAATCAAAAGCATCAACTTGTCTTTCAGTAAGATTACTTGCAGCCCATTCGATCACTGAGTTGTAATTCTGTTCTCCTCCTGCTGCATTCATAACGCTGTTAACCTGTGCTTCAGATAGTTCGTATGACTGTGCCTGTGCTTGAGGATTTTTAGCTTGTATTTCTAAATAAGCATTGACTAAGTCTTGACTACTCATTGAACTAAAAGACTCTATAGTTTCTTCACTAAGTTGTCCATCATTTGCATAGTACTCTTCAGATGCTTCAGTTATCAGATTGACCGCAGGAGCATATTCAGATACCTCCTCATCGCTTCCTTCTTCTTCTTCATATCCTTCGTCTGTGCTTTCGTAGTCGACTTCTTCTTCTTCTGTTTGTCCAAGTTTTTTTTGTAATGATAAGTATGCGTTTTCTAATTCTTCTGCGCTTTTATATTTACCAGCTAGTAGTTGTTCTTGTTCTGCTACTAACTTTTCTCCTACTTCAAGAGAGTTCTGTTCCTCTGCGGATAGAACTTCTGTGTCAGGAGTATTATCATAAGATAAAGTTTCTGCCATTATTGTTGTGGTGGTGAAGGTTGAATTGCTTGACTAAGATCTTGTAAGTTTGCTCCGTCTGCAAGTTTACTGTTAGCAAGTTGACCAGTCTGTTCGAGTAGTGTTTGACTCTGCTGTTGTTGCATCATCATTTCTTTCTCTTGTGCCATTTGTGCTTCAGTCTTGACTAAGTTTAAGATATCTATACCTTGAGCAGCAGCTAATCTCTTAATTGCTTCTTCAGGATTTATATATCTCATTAGTGCTTCAGGTCCTAGCGTTTGAGCTATGGTACCTACAAACATAGATAAACTTTCTCTATCTTGTCCCCTACCTAAAGCATTGATACCGGCAACAATAGTTGGACGTACAATATCTTTTGGTAAGTTTGGTATTTCATTACTTCTTTGTAGAACTAATAAAGTTCTGCTTAAGTATGGAATTAAAAAAGATACGGTTAACAAACTGAAGATGCCACCGAGCTGTTGCTCAAGTTCTAACTGAGTTAGTCTGACTTCTTCTGCTGTTACTCTCTCTGCATTCCTAACATTCATAACTAGGAAAGCTTCAAGTAATCTTCTTTCTATTGTTTGTGCCATGTTTGCAGCAGTTGAGAAGTCGGCTGTCTTACCAACCTGTACAACTTGTACATCTTCTGCCCTACCTTGTACGATGGCTCCATTTCCAGCCTTTGCAATAGTTGCTGGTTTCGTAGTTGAAGATGGGCTGACCAAAAAGATTACCTTACTGGCAGCAGCAGCTCCTTCGACAAGAGCTTGTGATAAACCTTCTAGAGATTTGAGATCGCCAAGGAACTCTTCTACTCTACCACGTCCGTACTGTTCTCCGTCAACAGAATTAAAAGTCAGGACGAGCCAAGGACTTGCATTCTTAGGAGCTGTACTACGTGAGCCCGGTATTATCATACCTTCTACTTCTTGATACCATACCCATCTGCCGTTCTGTAGTTTCACGCACGTGTAAACTTCGACATCATCAGTATTAGTACCATATGTTTTATCAACGACTGTGTTGGGTTCCTTCTTTGGAAGATCAAAACCGAGTACGTCGCGATGTATCAATTCCTTTGTAACTATTTCTAGGACGTTACCATTTCCGTCTCTGTTGACGACATACCTAGTGAGAGGATAGTTTTTTATACCATCTTTACCCATAAATAAAAGAGCATTACCACCAACAATTAAATGTTTAAGTGCTTGATGAATAACAACTCTATCATTTGATGCAGCAATATAGTCCATGACCATTCGCTCCATCTTTGAAAAAGATAAGTCTAATTCACTTCTTATCTCAGGAGGCATATCTTCACCTAACTTGTCATCTCTTACTTGTAGTTTAAAGAACGTGGCTTGGGGAGGTAGTATTGCAAGCATTAACTTTGCAGCTAAAGCTACAACACATTTAGCTCCCACTGATTGCCACGGAATATTCAGAGATTCGTGTGTAGGACTTGTAGATGTATCGTCTTGTATTAAATAAGGTAACGTGAGTTTAGAACAATCAACGGCTTTGTCTAGGAATTGTTGTCGATCTGTTACCAGTTGATTGTATCTTTCACGGGCTGTCATTATGGATTAAGCCCTCCTGAACCTCCTTGTCCAGTCATACCTGTATTTACTTTAGGTTTTAATTTAATTCTTAAAGATTCTGTACCTTTTGAGTACTGGTTTTTACTTTTATTACCACGGTCATCCTTTGCTCTTTTTACCTGTGGGTTCACATCCTTAACTATTGGATCAGGAGGTGGCGCAGTAGGTGTAGGAGGCAATGGTGGTGGTGGAGCTGGTGGTAAAGGTGGTGGTGCAGGCGTTGAGCCTCCTCCAAATATACACATTAGATTTCGTCCTCTGTTTGTTTTTGTTTTATGTAATCAACTACACTGGCTTGCCCAGCACGATACATTATTGTATTTATATCTTCTTTGGGGTGAATAGGTTTCCACCCAAAGTTCTGTTCTAACTCGTCAACTAAATCA